GTCAGGTAAATCTACCACTGTCGTTTCTTATTTGCTTCATTACGCAATATTTAATGATAACGTCAATATTGCGATACTTGCTAATAAAGCATCAACTGCTAGAGATCTTCTTGGAAGACTTCAATTAGCATATGAAAACCTTCCTAAATGGATGCAGCAAGGGGTTTTAATATGGAATAAAGGTTCGTTAGAGCTGGAGAATGGTTCTAAGATTATGGCAGCCTCTACGTCCGCTTCTGCGGTTCGTGGAGGATCTTATAATATTATATTCTTAGATGAATTTGCTTTTATTCCCAACCATATTGCTGATGATTTTTTTGCTTCTGTTTATCCTACTATATCATCTGGAAAGAGCACAAAAGTTATTATAGTATCTACACCAAAAGGAATGAACCACTTTTATAAAAAGTGGCACGATGCTGAAAGAAGTAGAAATGAATATATTCCTACTGATGTTCATTGGTCCGAAGTTCCAGGAAGAGATGAAAACTGGAAAAAACAAACAATCGCAAATACTTCAGAGCAACAGTTTCAACAAGAATTTGAATGTGACTTTTTAGGTTCTTCTGGAACTCTCATATCAACATCAAAATTAAGGTCTTTAGTATATGAAGATCCAATAAAATCAAATAAAGGGTTAGATGTTCATGAAGAACCAAAAGAAGAAAATAATTATATCATAACTGCTGATGTTTCAAGGGGAACTGATAATGATTATTCTGCTTTCATAGTTTTTGATATTACAACTTTTCCATATAGAATTGTAGCAAAATATAGAGATAATCAAATTAAACCAATGCTTTTTCCAAATATAATATATGATGTCGCTAAAGCATACAATAAAGCATATGTATTAATTGAAGTTAATGATATTGGAGAACAAGTATCATCAATTTTACATTTTGATTTAGAATACGATAATCTATTGATGTGTTCAATGAGAGGAAGAGCAGGTCAATTAGTAGGGCAAGGTTTTTCTGGAAAAAGGTCTCAACTTGGAATTAAGATGTCTAAAACTGTGAAAAAAATTGGGTGTTCAAATTTAAAAACAGTCATTGAAGATGATAAATTGATTATTCCTGATTATGATATAATTAGTGAACTTACTACCTTTATTCAAAAAAACCATTCATGGGAAGCAGAAGAGGGGGCAAATGATGATTTGGCAATGTGTTTAGTTATATTTTCTTGGTTAATTGTTCAGGAATATTTCAAAGAAATGACGGACAATGACGTTCGTAAAAGAATTTATGAAGAACAAAAAGATCAAATAGAAGCAGATATGGCACCATTTGGATTTATAATAAATGGAATAGATAATGATACTAGTTTTGTTGATGTTGATGGTGATAGGTGGTTTGTTGATGAATATGGGGATAGATCTTATATGTGGGAATATCGTTAACATATAACATTGATAATTTATAAATAATTTTAGAGAAAATGAACTTCTTTAAGAGGGCAAAAAAAGATGGCGGTAAATTTAGTATCTCCAGGAATAAATGTAAGAGAGATTGACCTAACCTCTGGATCAGTATTAATAGGAACTAATCCTATTGGAGCATTTGCTGGTCCATTTGAAAAAGGTCCAATCAATCTTCCAATTTTAATTTCAAGTGAAAAAGACTTAATAAATATTTTTGGAAAACCAAAATCATCTGATGCTCAATCTGAATATTGGTTGAGTGCATCAAACTATCTGTCATATGGTGGAGTTTTATTAGTTGTAAGATCTGATTCTTCTGTCACTGGATCTCTGAATAATGCAAATTCTGGAGTAAGTGGTTCACCAGCTACGGTTAAAATAAAATCACTTGAAGATTATACTAATACTACTCCATCTGGATATTATTATGCTTCAAGAAATCCTGGTTCTTGGGCAAATGGATTAAAAGTTTGTGTGATTGATGCATTTGCTGACCAGACAATTGGAATTGGAACTTTTGGAATTCAAGTTGGGTATGGTGTGACTATTGGAATTAATACTTCAATTGCTGGTGTCGGAACTGTCACCAACCTTAATGGTTTTTTGAAAGGTGTAATTACTGGTGTAAATGAAGGTTCAGTTGATGTAAAAATAGTTTCAAGATATGATGACAGTACAAATTTATATGAGAATGTTGAATATTCAGAAAATACAATTAACTCAATTTCTGCTAATGATGTTATAAGAATATCAAATACTGGAAATTCAAAAATTCCTATTCAAAAAGGAACATTTATAGGTTCTGCTACAAATGGGTTAGCAGATCTAACTCTTATAACTCCACCTGTAAGCACTTTAAATCTATCTCTTGGAGATGTAATTTATAGTGTAGATGGTGTCACCTCAGTTGGTTCTACAATTATTAATATTGATTCTGGAACAAATACAATAACTCTTGATACAAATGCTGCAGGTGCAGGATTATTACCATTTATAGTAGGTTCGCCTGGGGATATGGGGGAATCCCCAATATCAGTTTCTGATTGGTATAACAATCAAACACTTAAAATTGAAAATTCCACAATATATTGGAAAAATGTTGCCCCAAAACCAAGAACTTCTCAATATTCTTCAGAAAGAAGTTCAAGAAATGATCAAATCAATATTATAGTTATGGATGATAATGGTTCTATTACTGGAACCGCTTCAAATATTATTGAAAAATATATTTTACTTTCAAAGGCATACGACAGTAAAGTTACTCCTTCACAAGCAGTATATTACGAAAATTATATTGCAGATAATTCTTCTTATATTTTTGCTGGAGTTGCAGAAGATGGTGTTCCTACTGGATTTGGTTCTCCTAATGATTTTTCTTCTGGTAATATAGGAAATTGGGGATTAAATTCTCAAGGAGTTGTTTTTTCTGCGGTTGGTAATAAGTCTTATAACTTAACTGGAGGAACAGATTACACTAATGGACAAGGTAAATATAATTCATCTTTATCTGATATCACTTCTGCTTATTCGGTATTTAAAGATGCTGTAAGTTATCCAGTCGATTTCTTAATCTGTGGACCTTCTGGTGGTTTGGATATATTTGAATCACAAGCAAAAGCAGAAGAATTGATTTCAATTGCAGAATTAAGAAAAGATTGCGTTGCGGTAATTTCTCCACATAAAGATTATGTAGTTAATGCACCAAGTTCAGATGTTCAAACTAGTAATATTATTAAATATTACAGCACAATTTCATCATCTTCTTATGCTGTTTTTGATTCTGGATACAAATACACTTTTGATAGATTTAATAATGAGCTTCTATATCTTGCTTGCAATTCGGATGTTGCTGGCATAATGGCAAGAACTGCAATTAACCTATATCCTTGGTATTCACCAGCAGGAACAAAAAGAGGAGCTCTTAACAACTGCATCAAATTAGCATATAATCCAGGACAACAACAAAGAGATTTGCTCTATACTAACAGAGTAAATCCAATTGTATCATTGCCAGGTCAGGGAACAGTATTATTTGGGGATAAGACCGCTCAGGCATTTGCAAGTGCTTTTGATAGAATTAATGTTCGTAGACTCTTCATTGCTGTTGAAAAAGCAATTAAAATATCGGCAAATGATCAATTATTTGAATTTAATGATTCGGTCACACGATCAAATTTTGTAAATACAATTGACCCATATCTACGTGATATTAAAGCAAAGAGAGGTGTTACTGATTATTTGATTGTTTGTGATGAAACTAATAATACTTCAGAAGTTATTGATGCAAATGAATTTAGGGCAGATATTTACTTGAAACCAGAAAGATCAATTAACTTTATTACCCTAACATTTGTTGCTGCCAGAACCGGAACTACGTTCCAACAAATTGTCGGAACTGTTTAATTCAATTAGGAGAAACCAATGTCAAAACCTGCTATCCCATATTATAACACAAGATCAATTGATACCTTTAGACGTAAATTATCTGGTGGAGGAGCAAGACCTAACCTTTTTGAAGTTCAATTAGATTGGCCAAGTGGACTAAAGGGAGAATCCTCAGTAAGTAATGTTTTAAGTGAAGGAACATATCCATTTATGATTAAGTCTGCTGCTCTTCCAGCATCAAATGTAAGTGTCATTAACGTTCCATTTAGAGGTAGAAATTTAAAAATTTCTGGTGATAGATCGTTTGATCCTTGGACTATTACTGTATTAAATGATACTGATTTTAAACTTCGTAACGCATTTGAACTATGGTTAAACTTTGTAAATAGACATTTTGATAATGCTGGGGTTGTGACACCAACTGCGTATCAAACAGATTTATATGTAACTCAGCTAGGAAGAGGATCCATATCAAAAGATGCCAATGGAAGTTCAACAGATGGGTCTCTTCCATCAGCAGGAGGTCAAATGCCAGTATATAAGGCATATAAATTATTTGGAGCATTTCCTACCAATGTTAGTGAAATTACATTATCATATGATACAGAAAATGCTATTGAAGAATTTACAGTTACATTTGAATATCAATATTGGGATACTGTAACTTCTACAGATAATACTGGAACTGCTTTGCAGGATAATAGTTTACTTGGTGGTGGTACATTCTAAATAGTATAACAACTATTTTTAAATTTAACTGATGACTAAATTATTTGGTTTTAAAATTGAAGATGATGGGGGCAATAAGAAGAAAAAAAGCAGAATTATTTCCCCCATCGCTGCAAATGATGAAGATAAATCTGATTTTTATATTTCTAGTGGTTTTTACGGACAATATGTAGATATTGAGGGTGTTTATAAAACTGAATTTGATTTAGTAAGAAGGTATAGGGAAATGTCACTTCACCCTGAGTGTGATAGTGCTATTGAAGATGTTGTGAATGAAGCTATTGTATCAGATTTAAATGATTCTCCTGTAGAAATTGATTTAAGCAATCTTCCTGCTTCTGATAAATTAAAAGAAGCAATTAGAGAAGAATTTAGTTATATTAAAGAGATTATGGATTTTGATAAAAAATGTCATGAAATCTTTAGGAATTGGTATGTTGATGGAAGAATTTATTATCATAAAGTAATTGATTTAGATAAACCAAAAGAAGGCATCAAAGAAGTAAGATATATTGATCCTTTAAAAATTAAATTTATAAGAAAATTAAAAAAAGATTCAAAGAATAATCTTCCTGTAGAGTTTAGATCTGCCGCAAATATGGGAAGAAGTTATGATAATTTTCAACCTCCAAATATTGAAGAGTATTATTTGTATGATCCAAATGTGGGATCTTCACAAAATACAACTTATAGAAATTCTGATTCAGAGGCAATTAGAATTGCAAAAGATGCAATTACATATGTAACCTCTGGTCTTGTAGATAGAAATAAGCAGACCGTTCTTTCATATTTACATAAAGCTATTAAAGCTCTTAATCAACTTCGTATGATTGAGGATTCTTTGGTTATTTACAGACTTTCTCGTGCTCCAGAAAGAAGAATTTTTTATATTGATGTTGGACAACTTCCAAAAATTAAAGCAGAACAATATCTTCGTGATGTAATGAATCGTTATAGAAATAAACTTATCTATGACGCAGATACTGGAGAGATTCGTGATGATCGTAAATATATGGCAATGCTTGAGGATTTTTGGTTGCCAAGAAGAGAAGGTGGTAGAGGAACCGAAATTACTACTCTTCCTGGAGGTCAAAATCTTGGAGAACTGACAGATATTGAGTATTTTCAGAAAAAGTTATTTAAGTCTCTTGGAGTACCATCTACTAGATTAGATTCTGGTGGAGGATTTAATCTTGGTCGTTCATCTGAGATTTTAAGAGATGAATTAAAATTCACAAGATTTGTAGGAAGAATGAGAAAAAGATTTTCTCAAATTTTTATTGATATGCTAAAAACTCAATTAATTCTTAAGAATATTGTATCAATAGAAGATTGGAAATACTTATCAGATCACATTCAATTTGATTATGTGTACGATAATCATTTTTCTGATTTGAAAAAAGTAGAATTAATGAATGAAAAATTATCTACTGTTTCGGCAATGGATCCTTATTTGGGTAAATATTTTTCAATTGATTATGTAAGAAGATACATTTTAGGTCAAACTGAAAGTGAAATAAATGATATAAACAAACAAATCAAAAAAGAAATTAAAGAAGGATTAGTATTAGATCCAAAATTAAATGTTGCTTCACAAGAAGGACAAATTCAGATGATGCAAGACCAACAACAAATGGCACAACAACAAAATGCATTAGGACAAATGCCACAAGAACCTGGAATGACTGATTCTCAAACTGGTGTTGATCTTGGTAAAGCAGGAGAAATATAAATAAAAGTATATTAAACTATTATTAAAACTATGGATGAACTAATGGATATGATTGCTGCAGATGAATCACCATCTGAAATCAGTGACAAAATAAAAGAAATTCTTTTTTCAAAATCAGCTGAAAAAATTGATCAGGTTCGTCCTGTAGTTGCTTCAAATTTGTTTGGAACCGATGAAGATGATGAGTGATTTTAAAATAAATAACTAATACTACAATTATACAAAATGTCAGCTTATAAAATTGTTCAAACAATTCCATCTTTAGCAACTGCTGGAACGGCCGTTACTAGCAATCCAATTGCTCTTAAATCTGGTTATTTGAGAATAGTTCCAGAACAAAATTCTTATGTTGATGTGTCTGCTAATCCAGGTATCAATACAAGCACTGGAGTTTATATTTCTGCTGGGCAAGAATTTATCTGGAAAGAAAATATAGGATCCCAAAATGTTGTTGGTATTATAACAGGAACTACAACAACTATTAAATTACCAGAAGGACAATTTACTGAGTTTTCTGTTGGAGATTATGTTCAACTCACAGGCGTTTCTCCTTCAGGAATTAATACCAATTTTACTACTGTTGCTACAGTAAATACAAGTCTTGATCCAACTACAGGTGGATATAGTAGGGTATTGACTCTTAATTGGAATACTTCTTCTCAAGGTCCAGTTACAACTCCTATTGGAGAAATTAGAAAAGTAGTAAAAGTTGCTGCTTTGGCAAGCAGTGGAAATGTTCACATAACAGAAGTTCAGATCGCAGGTGGTTAATCTAATGAAACTTATCACAGAAGAAGCCCAAAAAGTAAAGTTTATTACCGAGGGAAAAGGTCCCGAAAAGAAAATGTTTATTGAAGGAATTTTTCTTCAAGGTGATATTTGCAATCGTAATGGTAGGATGTATCCAATGGAAACTCTTGCTCGTGAAGTTCAAAGATATACTGAAAATTTTATTCTAAAAGGACGTGCTTTAGGGGAACTTGGACATCCAGATGGTCCAACAGTAAATCTAGATCGTGTTTCTCATAAAATTATTTGCCTTGAACGAGTTGGAAATAATTTTAGAGGAAAAGCACAACTTCTTGAAACTCCTATGGGTAAAATCGCAAAATCACTTGTTGGTGAAGGAGTTTGTCTTGGAGTTTCTTCTCGTGGAGTTGGTTCTCTTCGTTTAACAAATGAAGGTCATAAAATTGTTGGTGAAGATTTTATGCTTGCAACTGCAGCAGATATTGTTGCAGATCCTTCAGCTCCAGATGCTTTTGTTCAAGGAATTATGGAAGGTAAGGAATGGATATATGATTCCAATAAAAAAACTTGGATTGCTGAATCAATTAAAAACTTAATTGAAAAAGATTGTCAAAGAAAAAAATTATCTGAACAAAGAAAAATTGAACACTTTGAGAAATTTTTAAATATGCTTTAACTTATTATGTGTTATGAGGATAAATCTTCAAAAAAGAATGAAGGTTCAAAAAATCCAAATTCTAAACATATTATTTGTAATGATATTATATTTGGATGTATGAAAGATGCTTACAAATATTTTAATGTTTCAAAGCAAACTTTCAAGAAAAGATATGATTTTCAATTTTTATTAAATTTATAATTTATAAATAAATATAGATTAAATTAAAGGTTAATCGGAGAGATCCAAAATGTCCCGTGGTAAAAATTTACAAGAAATGGAAACAGGCACTAAACAATCAAGAACTGCTGTGAATGCGGGAGCAAAAGCAGCAGAACCAATGCATAAGTTATCTACTGGTATTCCAGAT